CAGCCGGCGCATAATCATTTCATCCCGCTGCTTTGCTTCTTCGTTGATGGGAGAGCCGAAGTCAGGTCCGGCCATGTTTGCCAGCAAGCGAGCGAGCGGGATGAAATACGCCACGGCGATTTCTTCGCTATCGTCGATATAGATGATCCCGTCCTGGGCGAGCTGGGCAATCAACGGATCGACCAGATCGTCAAGGGTCTCGTCGTCCTCGGTAGACAAGGTTTCACCGGGCTCGATAATGGCGAGAGACTTCGCCGCGCGGACCTTGAGGTCGGTGCGGGTTTTGACGGTATCGACCATTATGAAGACCTCGCGAATTCGCCATATTTCTTGTCAGCGGCTATGATGTAAGCGAAGTGTGCTGCCGCTGGGCAATCAAACTCACCGAGATAGGCCGGCCCGGTGACAGACCCCAATTGTGCACGCCACTTCTGGCGTTTCTTCATGAGCGTAACGCCCTTTAATCCACTCGTATTGTCTGAGCGCTTGCGCATGTTGGCCTTGTTCTGCGATTTGCACGAACAAACTCAGCCGTGAGAATTTCGTTCTCAGCCATTGATCCGCTCCTTCGGATTGGTGGTTAGAAGCCGCGAAGCACTACCAATGCTTCGCGGCTTCGTTATTGTATCACAACCTATGGTATATAGTAGTAGACGACCAGCGTTGAGGTGCCGGTTCCGCCAGTGGCAGCATCGACGTTGATGACGGCCTGAAGCACGGTCTCTTCAGAGAACGTGATCGGGCCACTCGCAATCAGAACACCTTGCAACGGAGCCCAGATGCTCGCGGCGCCGAGATGGGCGCTGACATCTCCGGTCAGAACGCCGAGGTTACCGAGCCCATCAGGGTCGGCCGTATCGGTTCCGTTACCGGCCCAGCCGATATCGATGTCGATCTCTTCCGTGGCGTTGGTATCGAGATCATCGGCGCCGTACCAGCCACCGACAACCACCGCACCTTTGGGGACGCGGCAATATTCGATGATGGTGGTAGCAGCAAGGTTGGAGGCGTGCTCATAAGTGCCATGAGCAACGCGGAGAATCCCCGTGTTGGGAACGGGGAGGGTCGCGGAAGCCCGCGCAGCGCTAACAGTAGTCATGTGTGCGGCTCCTTAGTTCGTGGTTGCGAAATAGCCGGTGATGACGCCGTGATCCTTCAGATCAGCGGTGTCAGTCGTTCCGGAGCCGAACTGCATCTTGTTGATGCCGTAGATGGCCTCGATCGCGACGCCGTGCTTGTCGCCGTAGTCGAAGACTTCCTGCTTCGACTGCCAACGCTTGGCATAGGCCGCACCAACCGCCTGCGCACCACACAGGAAGGCGCACCCGATCTCGACCGTGCCGCCGTCACCGAGATCGGTAAACGGGGTGACGAGTTCGGAGTACATCTCGTGCACTTCCTTGATGATCACGCCGTCCCAGAGCAGATCGCCGCCCTTGAACAGCCGGTTGTTCTCCATCTCCAGTTGGACTTCGCGCTGGGCCTGGATGATCGGAGAGGAGGATTCCTGCTTCAGATCGCGGAACACGCGCGGGTCGCAATAGAGAGTGAAGTAATGCCGGCCGTTAGACTCCGCACGAACCGGACGGACCTTCGGATTTGCCGTCACCAGCGCCTTGTATTTCATCGCTGAAACATCAGCCGCCGTCAGCTTGTCGTTGGTGGTGTCCTGCTCGGTCAGGCCGGCCGAGTGGTCGGCGCCGGCATAACCGGAGGCGAAGTACACACGGTCGGCGTTGTCAACCAGCCATGCGTCACGAATGGTTTCCGACGCATCGGCAAAGTTCGTGCCGTTCTTGGACGCGAGCGCCTGGATGATCAGTTTCTCGGTGTCCTTCATCGACCAGTCCTTGAGGACAGACTTGGCCGCATTGCGGAGCGAGATGGCGGAAAACTGCTCGTCGATCTCGGCAACGCGGACGCCGTTGCGGCGCTTGTTAACCGCAAGCTCGAACGAGCGGGACGCCATGTCTTCTTCATTTCCCTCAAGGGTATCGCGACCCGTGATGGCGTTGTTGGTCAGCTTGTTGACGAGCGCGAAGTTCACGCGGTCGCCGGGCTTCTTCATCAGGTTTTCCTTGACCTGAATGATCGAGCTTTCCGACATGCCCATTTCGCCGGAGAAACGGTTTTCGGTGAGGTATTCAGTGAAAAACTTGTCGTCCCACTGCTCTACAGTGAGACCGGAGGCAACGCGAGTGTCAGCCATTGGTAATCCTTTCGGACACCATCAACCGTCATTTGTTCGGAAGTGAACGGTTGAAAATGTCGCCTATCGGGGTAGGACCGGCCCAAGCCGGCCCGCTTCTGGCGCCCACATTGCGAGCGCCCGCGAGGTTTGATGGCATGACCGGAGCGCGCTGCTGTTCGGCAGGCTGTTGTTCGGTGATGCCGTGTTTTGCGAGGATCTCGGCTTCGACCTTGGCGCGGAACGCCGTTACGTCGTCTCCGATATCGGCTTTCGCCTGCTCTCGCTTGAACCACTGCACAGCCGCCGCGTAGCGGTTGGGGCTGCTCACGACCTTCTGATAATCGGCGGGATCGAGCTTCTGGCTTTGCATGGCGCTGATGAACGCCTGCTCGGCCTCGTTGACCGTCTCCGGGGTGAACCGCGTTTCTGCGTTGTCCCTGGCGATGGCGAGAAGCTGCTGATTGATCTGTTCGAATTGCGGTGTGGCGAACTGCTGCACTTCGTGCCGCGTTGCCGCACTCGGGTTTTCGAAGAAATCCGGGGCTGGTGCGGCTTCCTGTTTCGGCTTCACAGCCTCGACAAGTTGCGCCATCCGGCGCTCCCATGCCGCATTCGTTTCCGAAAGCTGGCGTTGAAAGTCGGATACCTGCTCCGTGTAACGCTTGACCTTCTGCTTCTCGGCATGAAGGGCTTGCTGCGGGACCATGCGCTGGCCCTGCCCGCCTTCTTCATGCTGTTCGGCTTCCGGTTGCTGGCTTTCGCCCTCAGATACCTGCGTTACTTGTTCCTGCTCGTCGGGCGCAGTTGTGCTCCCCGACAGGATATTATCCAGATCGGCCATGATGGTTTCCTGTTATTCTGAAAGGTCAGATACGCCCGAGAGCCGGCGGCACTGCATGTTTAACGAGACTGCTCTCGAACGCCCGAACCCCGGCGGCGGGTATTAGGTATTCGTGATCACAGATATCTTTCGCAGGCGAACTGCATCAAGGGTACAAGCCCTGCAGGTCCGCCATTCTGGATTCTTTGTTCTGCGGTAAGTATTTTCCGCCGTGTATTCATGGCCCTTTGGGCAATGTGTCTTTTGTAGATTTTTGTGCCCAGGAGCAGATTTCCATTTGTCTAAAAGAGCCATGGCCTGATCTTTTCGGCGAGGCGATAGAAGACTAAATACCGTCATAGTCGCGGCTGCGGCTGGCATCCCAAAGACCCCCCAACGATGAAGAGGCTTGCCTGTATTTGTATGTGATGCTTGTCGGATATTGCCGCCGAACAATCGCTGTAGGCGCTCTAGCGGCTCTCGCTGAACTTGCGGAACGGTCAGCGAAACTCCGCTGTTACTATACGCGCCAAAGCACCCCTCGCCCTCTATGAAACCTGCAGCCCAGGCTATGTCGATTGCGGTGATCATGTATTACTAATAACCGATACTTTGTGACCGGGCTGGACACCGAAGTATTCGGTCTGGCCAGCCGAAAGCCGCATTGTCGATGTTGACGCAGTTGGGGCAACGCCGACCGCGATAGAACAAATCGCATCGGCATGAACGCGAATATAGCGCGTCTTGGCGTTGAATGCGGTTGAGTCGGTCTCAGTCGTGATCGCTACGGTCTGCTCGGCAATCGGAGGCATTGCGGCAATCGGCGGATCCCCGCCAGATGCTGTCCCGAGGGACTCGAACTCTGAGATGTAAACCACTGCCATTTAGGCGGCCTCCGTCTTGCGCGCAGCAATCTTCCGATCGGCGTCACGATCCTTGATGCCCTGCGAGAAATTAGCTTCTGCCAATCCAGCCTCGTGCCGAGCCTTGGCCGGCGCCAGCATGGCTTCAGTCTCAAGCTTTTGAGCTGCGGCGTGCTTCTGGTGAGCCGCCGCCTTCTTGTCCATGATCTCCGCGATAGCTTGCATGATCTGCACTTCCATTGGAATTTCTTCCGGCTCCTGCTGCATTGGGGCGGCCTGATCTGGCATGCCCTCCGCTTGGGCATTGGCGAGGTTCAGCGCGGCCTTGGATTCGGTTTCCCGGACCTCGGCTACCATTCCAGCCTTCTGAATTGCCTTGGCCTCCTGAGCCTCCTGAGCGCCGCCCTGCTGCGCCTTGTCCATCTCGTCGAGGATCTTGTCCTTGTCCTTCAGGTTCGGGGCGGCTCGCATGATCGCCCGGAATGGCAATTCATTGTTGGCATCGAACTTCTTCAGCTCAACCAGAGACTGGAACTGCTCAAGGGCCGGTGTGATACCATCGGGCGATGCGTCAAGGATGATGTCGCAATCCAGTTCGGCCACACTTTGAACCACGCCCGCGATCTTCTGAGCGGCTTGCGGGTTCTGCTGCACCATCATCTGTACCTGCTGCGGATCGACGTTCATCCCGAGCCACTTGATGTTGCGTTCGTCGTCGGTGACCCTGATCCACTTCTCGGCCGTCCAGTATTGACGGATACGGTTCCAGATTTTGCGGTAGACCTGCTTGTCCATATGACGGAGATTATCCATCAGATCGCCGATCTGGGTCATTCCGCCCTGCTGGCTGGCAATGATGGCCTTGCCGGAAGCGGCATTAGAGCCGCCGGTCTTATCGCCCATCTCGGTTGCGTTCGGACCCTTCAGGTCAATCGAGTTCTTGGCCTCCTGCAGCAGCTTGAAATGGCCTTCAGCCAAATCCGTTCTGGTGTTGAACTTAATGCGCTTGTCCGCCAAGGCACCCGGATTCACCTTCATTGTGCCGTCCGGCTTCACGCTCTCCCGGCGGAATGTCTCGATATCATCGACCGCGCCATCCTCGTAAACGGTCTGCGACACACTGAGCAGATGCAGCGATTTGGACCGGCGCTTGTTGATTTCGTCCTGCAGCGGGATCATTTCCCGGACCAGACCATAGGTGTCATTGTCGCGGTTGCGATAAGCGGCCTGAAAGATCAGCTCGTCGTCGCTCTCGCCCTTGTCGGTCTTGTACGGCGAGGCCCCAGCTTTCAGAATACCGCCCTTGGTGTATTCGGCAAAATACCACTCTTCGCCGCGCTTGACCCAGATCTGGCAAATGCGAACCCGCTTGCGCTT